AATTATTTATTGTCAATATATTATGGTTTTGTTACAGGCTTGGGTGACGAAAAGGACATGATTACACCGCCGGAAATCAACCACTTACAGGAACCGGATTGGAACTGCACGGGAAGATGCAGAAGGGAGGCGTTCCGCATGGTTGACAACAGACGGCCGGAAACCTAACGTGGGCTGCATCATGGAACAAATGGAACAGCCAGAGGAAGCATGCCTGTCTCTCTGCCGGGGGAAATTTCTGGAACTCCTGAAAGAGGGAAGGTGGGAATACGTGCGCCGGGTGAATGCCAGCGGAGCTGTTATGATCGTGGCCGTGACGGAAGAAGGAGAACTGCTTCTGGTGGAAGAATACCGTGTTCCCCTGCATGCCCGGACCGTAGGGCTGCCTGCGGGTATTTCCGGGGATGAAGGGGAGGAAAGCTCGCTGCAGTCCGCCCGGCGTGAACTGGAAGAGGAAACCGGGTACCGGGCGGATTCCTGGACGTATCTTCTTGCGGGGCCTTCCTCTCCGGGATTGACTACGGAAATGGTATCTTTCTATCTGGCGGAAGGCCTGCATCGAATATCGGAAGGAGGCGGTGTGGCCCACGAAAATATTACTGTGCACCGCATTCCTCTTACTCTGGTGCATGACTGGCTGATGGAGCAGATGGAGCAGGGAAAAGTGGTGGATCCGAAAATCTTTATGGGTCTCTATTTCCTGTCCCGCTCTGTCAATGGCATGGGGCTGGAGGAATAATCATACCCTGCGTTGTAAATGTCGGTATGCAGGAAATGGTCCGGGACGCGGGCCATATGAGACGGTTGAGTGGAAAAATGATTCATCAGTAATGATTTCCCCGGAGGGAAAGGCGGATTGTCATGATAAAATGCTCCTGAACCATAAAAAAATCTGGACATTCTTTCCAATCCGGGCTAAATATCTCCCCGCCTTACGGCATCAACCACTTAACGGCAGGGTAGCTCAGTGGTAGAGCAGAGGACTCATAAGCCTTTGGTCGGGTGTTCAAATCACCTCCCTGCTACCATCTTCAAAGCCCCTTAAATCCAACGGTTTAAGGGGCTTGTTACTTTTAGAGCATAGTTTACATTCCATGCTGGAAAATAGTGAAAAAGGGTATAATGTGGTCAAAAAAGCATGCACAATTATGCACAGCTTGGTTGACGATTGGAAGCCGCGCCCCTGCACTTCCCGCCCTGGAAAACCGTGGCGGGTTGTCATCCCGGAACGCATATCCCACACGGGGAAACAGACCTCAAAATATTTCGCCACAAAAGGCGAGGCTGAAGGATATATTGCGGAACAGATACGCAATTTGAAACGTTTTGGAACGGTAAACGGAAAAACGATCGATCTTGATGCTTATAAGTGGAACGCGGTTGATGAAATACTGTCAGAAATAGGGGTGACGCCTTTAGAGGCCGCCACCCATTACGCGGCGCTTGTGAAGCGGGCGGGCTCGGTGGCAAAGCTGGGAACATTAGTAGAACTGGGGCGCGGGGTGGCGCCGCCGGACGCGGATATGTCCCCCTCCCTCCGGGAACTTGCCAGCACGGCCAGCACGGCTAAAGCGCACAACAGCCGCGTGACGGTCCTGTCCCGGAAAACGCGCCTGGGGCGCCTGGAACGTCTTTGCCCGGATCTGGTGGCCAGACCATGCGCGGCCATTACGCCGGCCATGATCCGGGATGCCCTGGACACATGCCACGCCGGCCACCCTACCAGCTGGAACAACCTGAAGCGCGAGCTTGCCACCCTGTTTAACTTTGCCATCAAGCGCGGCTGGATCATTAAAAATCCCGTGGATCCCATAGACAAGCTTCCCGTGCAAGAAGCGGAAATAGTGGCATTGACCCCGGATCAGTTGACCGCCTTGTTCCGGGCATGCTCGCCGCCCCAGGAGATAGACAGGACGGCGCCGGTTTATCGGCGGCGCGTGGCGGCCCAGGACACAACGGATTTACGTTTGTATGTCGCCCTGGGGGCCTTTGCCGGCATCCGTCCCTGGGAACTTACCCGGCTGACATGGGCGGATATCTCCCTAGAGGACGGCGTTGTTTCCGTCCGGGCCAAACATTCCAAGACCGGCGGCGCCCGCCATGTGACCATTCAGCCCGTGCTGAAGGCGTGGATCCTGGCGTGCCGGCCACACAACGCGGGCCCGGATGATCCCGTCATCAATCCGCGGGATCTGAAAACGCGCCTGTTTGCCCTCCGCACCCGCGCCGGCTATTCTCCGGAAAATCCCTGGCCGCATGATTGTCTAAGACATTCTTTTGCATCCTACTCCATGAAAGCCGGGCATGATCTGAACCAGTTAAGCCATGATATGGGCCATGTCGGAACCGACTTGTTGAAAACCCGTTACCTGAATATGCGCGGACTGACCAAAGATTCTGCCGCGCGTTACTGGTCCCTGACGCCGGAATATCTGGCCACCGGCGGCGAAACAGCCGGCCACACGGCTTGACGGGACAAAAAAGGGAGATCCCGGAAGGGGGATCTCCCTTGAAAGGCCGTCTTACATGCGCGGTTCGGAAAGAATGACTACATTATATTGTGAAGACACGGCGTCTTCCCGGCGGCCAAAGGTAAAGACGCGCCCGGAACTGTCCACAAATTGCCGCCCCTTGAGCTTCCGCAGTTGATGCCCCATGCTCTGATTCTGGTTTTTGCCGCTGCAAATAATGTCCACCAGCCCCAGATCCCCGGCCACGCCCATCACAGCTTCCACCGTGTACAGGTGCGTCAGCTGCGTATGGGGCGCTTCCGGCGTTTCCGGCTGTATCTTGTCCGCAAGGGCCACCAGCAGCCGTTCCAGGGCATTCCCCCGGACGTCCCCGCCGTCCGTGGTGGCCGGGCGTTTGGTAAAGGGGGAGATAAAGCCCGCCGTCATGACGATGGATCCCACTACCTCCGAAAATCCTTCAAAGGACGGCATGGCGGACGCGGAACACACGGACGGACAGCCCTGTTCATTCCAATGCCAGACCAGGGACCACAAGGCCATAAGCATTTCCCGGCGCCATTGCGGGCGGCTGAATACTTTTTCCGTTAATGGATTGGCAATGTTTTTTTCGACGGACTTGCACACGTCAAACAGGTCAATAATCAGGCTGCGTCGCTCAATGTCCGGCGTTACCGTCAAATTGTTCCCCGTGCTGACAATCTGCATGCGGTTGACCCCGCAAAACTCCTTATTGCCTCCCAGGACGCGATCAGAAATGGCCTCGCTGGTGGCATACTGGTTCAAAGTCGTGCTGCTTAAATTGATCAGGTCATCAATGAGGACATACGGCGCCCCGGAAATAAGCTTGGTAAACAACAGCTTTTGCAGGGCGGCGTCATCCTTGGGAAACGGCGTGGCGTTCGGCACTCCATAAATGGGGCCTAGCGCAAATTTGGCAAGCAGCGTTTTACCCGTCCCCGGCTGGTTGCCTATAATAAGAATCATGGGTTGTCGCCCGATCAGGTGGCGGCAGAACTGCCCCAGCATATACGCCATGAAGCAGGATGCGGAACGGATATGCGTGATAGGCCCGGCGGATTTTTCCGCCCATGGGAAGGACGCCAGGGCTCTGTTCATCGCCCGGAGAACAGCATCCACCGGCCAAACCTTGTTGGCGTCCCATGCCACGGTTTCCGCGCTGTAAATGCGCGTGGCCGGATCATAGCCGGCGGGCAGGATCCGCAGGAAGCGTTCTCCCTTGGGCCCTACGCCCCAGGCGGGCAGACGCACGGGCATGATTTCCGCAATTTCCGGCACGGCGGCCCGCAGATAATCACTCGCCAGAATCAATTCCGCCATATTTTTCCCCATGCTTTCCACCGGATCTTCCGCACTGGCGGAAAAGGTCATGTATTGTTCGATCCACGTTGTGAAACGCCGGGGATCCATGGGCCTTTTTTCAAGTTCCGTCGTTTCCCCGTCCTGGTTGGTGCTCTTGATGGTGCTGATGGTCACATACTCGTCATGATACCGGTACAGGGCGCCGCTTGGCAGGTTGTCCGCTACCGCCTGGGCGATCAGGCTCACTTGCTGGTTGGTGCGGATATTGGGGCGTCCGTCCACCATGACGGGCGCCGCGCCTAATATTTGCGCGGTGGTCAAATCACTCATGATCTTGCCGCCTTTCTTGGTTGCCGCGCGGGCATGGTCAGGATGGGAACGCCGTGGACCGCGCCGGGGTTCAAGTAAAGCAATTCCTGCAGGCGCGGTTGGTCGTATTTGAAATAGGTTCCGTTTTCCCCGGTGGCTCCGTGCCTCATGCAGCCGGGCAGGCGGGACAGCCGTACAGGCGTCATGGCCGCGGCGTCCGCTCCCACGGCGGACAGCCGCAAGACGTATTCTGACTTAATGGCGTTGAATTCCTCCGGCGTGGCGGCGGAAATTTTCACCAGGGCATGGACGGATTTCCCGCCGCTGGTGTAAACGGCCACAACCGGATCCGCAAGCTGCACCAGAATTTTCAGCCATACGTCCGCGGTCAGTACGTCGCTTTCCAGGACCAGGAAGGGGAAGGACGTGCAGCATGCCGCATGCCGCCGCCCCGGCATCAAATTTCCCATGGCATCCCGCTTGCCGGGGTTGGGTTCCCATTTGCCCGTCACGGGCGCCGTTAAGTACCAGACGCCGGCATCCCCGCCGGCAGGCAGGCGCGGGGCTTTTACGGGCTCCACGCCGGGTTTCCGCCCCAGCTTGTAAACGCCATCCTTCACGATATACATATATTGACCCTGGGAGGCAAAGGCCGTGAATACCAGGATCCGCGCGCCGGCGGGATATAGTTCATTCAGCAGCAGTTCCCCCCAGGCGCGGGGGTTGCCGGGGATTTCCACCGGGCTATGATCCCTCAGCCAGTCAAACGTGATTTCTTCCTCCACCCGGCCCGCCAGCGCAAGGGCCAGATCTTCATTCAATTCTTCCGCTTTTACCTTCCGCGCCTGGGGCGCCGGGGGCAGGGGACGCTGGTATTTGGGGGTTGCCTTGCGGGTGCTGCGGGCCCCGCGTTCCTCCGCGCTGATAGCCCGGTAAAGCACCCTCATGAAGTCGTCGCGGGCGCTCTGGCAGGATTGATGGAAGCAATATTCATGCGGCTTTCCTTCGCCGTCAAACCAGATACGCCAATCCCGCGGCCCGCTTTGCGTGGTATGCAGCGCGGCGCCGGGGCAGGGGGCGCACCCGTCTTCCCCGATTGGATAGCCTAAAATTTCCTCGGCAAGTTCCTTGTGTGATTTCATGCGTGAAATTTGAAAAGTGAAAGTTGGTCAGGATAGTTCATCCACAGGCATTCCACCCGTTTTTTCCCCATGCCGGCGCGGGCTCCGTAGCTGACCTTGCACCAGCCGGAAAGGGCGTTGTTGTAAAGCGCGTTGTCGTACCCGCACAACACCACTTTCCCCCGGCAATCCAGAACCAGCCGCAACAGGTCTTCGTGTTGTGCATCAGTGAATTCGTGCGTGTAGGATCCTTCACGGGTGCGGGTGCTTTTCAGGTAGGGCGGATCAATGAAATGCAGGGTTTCCGGGTCGTCATGCCGTGAGATCAGTTCCAGGGCGTCCCGTTGTTCAATGTACACGTTCCGAAGCCGTTCAACGGCCTTTTCCAGCGTTTCCGGAAGGTTTTTCCAGTCAGCCGCCACCGTGGGCTGACGGTTCCGGCTCACCCGGAAGCCGGAAGAAGCGTCCCGGAATGCGTCATTGGCAATGCCGAACCAGGAGCGCACCAAAAAGCGGCGGGCACGTTCCACGGGATCCTTGACTGGCCGGGCATGGTTCAGTTCTTCCCGGCTGCAAGGCGTCAATCGGATAGCATCAATAAGTTCCCCGGAATTCCCATTCCTCAATACCCGGAAAAAATTCACCACTTCCCCGTCCAGGTCATTATAAATTTCCACCGCGGAAGGGGCCTTATTCAGCAGGACGCCGGCGGATCCGCCGCACGGTTCAAGATAACAGAAATGCGGCGGGAAGTGTTCAATGATTTCCCGCGCGTATCGGTTTTTCCCTCCTAAATATCGCAGTACGGCTTTCATTTTTTATTCAATGACTTATGAAAAAAATAAGTTAATTGTTTTCCCGTCGCATATATAACTTTGAAAATATTTCATATTTAGAGCAACCCACGCTTGGTTTTCATTTTTTCTGAAATAAAGAATTTCATTTTTCCCGGCGTTTATATCCACTTTTCCAATCAGGTCTTTTGCAACTTCATAGGAAACAAACATTGACGCACAAGGGCCGTTTTTGAAAACAGGATTATAGATGCGTATTTCAAATTCATGTTCAGGATTCATTTTTTTACAGGGTAAATTCTTTCCCGTACAACGCTTTATATATATTGTTCCTTTTTTTCCGGGCGGTACGAATATCACATGTTTTCAAGTTGATATTTAGCGATATGATATGTTTACGGTCTGTGATCAGAATGTTGAACACGTACCCGTTTTCATTGAGCCGCAGGCAATAATCTTCATCCCCTGGATCATGAATTACTCCAATAAGCGTATATCGTTTTTTCATTTTATTATTCCTTTAACTTCCAATACCTTAAATTTGATCATCCACACCCAGGGATCCGCTTCCCCGCCGCCGTGCAGACGATCCCACAGCGTGAAAAAGGAATCTCTGGCGCGGATGCACATGCTTTCCGGGGCCAGATAGTTTTTCCAGCCGGTGGAGGACGTTTCTTCATCGTAAAAAATGCTTTCAATTCCTTCCGCCATAGCTTCTTCTTCAGTAATGGATTGTAGTTTCCTGACCTCAATATCAGTTATTTCCAGCAGAATCCGTGAGGCGCAACGGGGAAGGAACATGGCCTGACGCCGCCGCAAGACAGATCTGTCCAGCCAGGGCTTCACCCCCGCTTTCCGGCAGTCTTCCAGGCATTGTTCTTTCAGGCAATCCAGCCAGGCGGCAGAATAACCGCCGCCCGGCTCGCATACCTTCCGGGCCCCGTCAGCCAGGTATTCCACTTCAAAGCCTCCCCATGGCAGGAACAACCCTACTTTCCAGTGTTCCCTCACCCATAGCCGTTCCCCCGGCTTCCCATAGGGGCATTTCACCACAGGATCCAGCCCTGGCGGGCATTTCCCGCGCGGATCCTGGAAAACGGCGCGCCAGATTCCCGATTCTTCTTCTGTGAAATGACATAGTTTCCAGGCATCTTCACCCAGGGGGATTTTCCAGTCCGGCCAGCCATTGAAACGTTCTAAGCCCCGCGTGCGGCTGGTCTGTGTTTTCCAGCCTTGCAGCAGCGCCCGCACCATATCCGCGGAAAAGGCAATGGGGCGTTCTTTGATATATGTTTTCATAATATATTGAAGGTTATTTTTTTATTTCATCAATCAGGCGCAAAATTTCTTTCTTGTGCCGGTAAAGCACATCTTCCCCCACGCCCAACCGGTCACATAGTTCCCGCCAGGTAAAGGAGCGGGGATCCCCTATCCCAAGCAGTTTTACCAGGATGCCGGCATTAAGCGCCAGATGCCACAGGGTCAAATCCATGCTGCCGGGATGGACGCGCAGCAGCCGGAAAAACTGTTTCACCACGTTTTCCCGCTTGGCGTGGTAGTATTCATCCAGCAGCACAAGCTGATCCTCCGTGAATTCCTCACGCGGAAAATCAGCGGGCAATCCTTCCCCCGCCTCATTTTCCGCCGGCGGATGAAAAGGAAGCTGTTCCAGATCCTTCACTCTGACGCGCAAATACCATGCGGCATATTTGTTGCTCATAAAAAACGCTAATTGTTAAGCACTCCGAGTTTTATTTTATTCTTTTTCAAGGTCATGTGGAGATCCACAAACAGGGACGCTCCTATTTTCACCATGACCAGCGTTCCGTTGTTGCGCCAGGTCCGCAGCGTTTCTTTGCTGGGGGCGCTGTCCGGCAGGAACAGGCCCGGCGTTTTGGGCAAATCATACAGGCGGCAAAAGCGGGGCAGATATTTGATCTGATCCCCTGCCGTTTGCACGTTCCCCACGGCCACCACGCTTTCAGGATTCACTTGTTCCATTTTCGTTGCTGGGCTTGAATTCACATTTCGCATAAACTCCGGCCATCCCCATCATTTGTTTCAGATTCTTCAGGGGGATTTCAGAGCATCCCAGGCCCTGGGCCAGAAGAATTTCCGTAACCAGCGAACCGGCCAACGCTTCCAGTTGCACACGTGGCAGACCTTCCACCAGTTCCCGCGCATTGTTGATAACGTTTTTTATGATGTCATCCGGCGGAACGTTGGAGAGTCTTTCATGGATGATATTGATATTCCGCCGGTCTCCCATGGGGGCCGGATTGAATGCTGTATTTATTTTCATGATTCTAATCGGTTGTTTATCTCAAATTCAGGTCAGGATCCGCGCCGTTGAC